AGAGTCTCATCCACCTCCCTTTCTAAAGCCCCTCTTTGCTCCTGATAGGCACTAGCGCCGATACCCGATACCTGTGCTATCCTGTCGCTATCACCATTGCACTACAGGCCATTTACGGGGCTTTATGGACGGAAGCGACGAGATATTAAGGCGAGCCTCTAAACTTGTATGGTTCCCTCAGAAGGGGCCTCAAGAGGACTTGCTTAAATACAAGAGTGTTCCTGAGATACTGTTTGGCGGAGCGAGAGGTGGTGGCAAAACGGCCGCTCTTTTAGGGGATTTTGTAAGTGATGTTTCGGTTTATAAGCAGCACTGGGTTGGGATGCTCTTCCGTAGGACTTACCCAGAACTAGAGGAGGTGATTCGACAGAGTTTCGAGTTTTACCCCCAAACCGGTGCTTCCTATAATGCGAATGAGAAGGTTTGGAAGTGGCCTAATGGGGCTAAGCTTTACTTGAGGTATATGGCGCATGCAAGGGACGCGACCAATTATCAAGGTTTCAATTTAACGTGGCTGGGCTTCGATGAGGTCGGTAACTTTGCCACCGATGAGGGGTTTACTCAGATGATTGCTTGTTTGAGAAGCCCTCACGATGTGCCTCATAAACGGTTGCGATTAACTGCAAACCCGGGAGGCGTGGGCCACGGATGGGTTAAGGCACGTTATGGGATAGCCGAGAACCCGATGGGCTATAAGCTCCTAGAGCAAGACACTGGACTTCACAGGATGTTCATCCCTTCTAGAGTCACGGATAACCAGATTCTGATGAAGGCCGACCCGACGTACGTTCAAAGGCTTCATGAGATTGGGAGCCCTGAGATGGTGCGGGCGTGGTTGCATGGAGATTGGGACGTTGTGGCCGGAGCTTATTTTCCGGAGTTTAGTCAAGAGCATGTTATTGATGCGATTGACCCTGATGACATCCCGAATCACTGGAAGATTTACAGGGCCTACGACCATGGGACTTATCACCCTTTTGCTGTGCTCTGGTATACCTATGCTGGAGAGGACTGGAGGGGCATCAAGAAGGGCTCGATTGTCATTTTAAGAGAATGGTACGGGGGAAATGATAAAGATGAGGGCTTAAAAATGTCCCTTGTTGACATTCGAGACGGCATTACAGAGCGAGAATCCACCATAAAGAGAAGAATTGAGCCAGGGCCGGCGGATAACCAGATATTTGAGAACCACGGAGGTCAAAGTATCGCCGATGCACTGGCAATTGCGGGGGTTTACTTCTCAAGAAGCGATAAATCTCGTATTCCGGGCTGGAACCAGATACGGATGAGGTTGAGAGAGAAAAGTTTGCTGTTTACTCGCAACTGTAAGCACTTGCTGAGAACCTTCCCGATGCTTCAGCACGATGATAGAAGGCCAGAGGACGTGGATACGCAAGGGGCCGACCACTGTTTCACGGGCGATACTTTGGTTGATATGCCAGTTGGTCAAACGCCAATTGCCCTATTGCCAGAGCAGGGTTATGTAATGACGCATTACGGTTTAGCTGCCTACGATAAGGCAGGATTGAAGCAAAAAGATGTACCTGTAGTTGAAGTCAGTTTTGCGGATGGACGTAAAGTAAGATGCACGCCTGACCACCGTTTTATGACGCATGGCGGATGGGTTGAGGCAAAGGACTTAATAAAGGAAGATGGCACGAAAATTGCGGTTGTTGATCGCAAAAAAGGTCTGATTTTGGTAACTGATGTCAAAGATGCGGGAATAAGTGATGTTTATTGCCTCCGAGTGCCTTCACTCCATCACTTCTCCATTTTAGGCGGCATAATTGTCCATAATTGCGCTGATGTCGTCCGCTACATAGCAATGCAATGGCCAGTTATCCCCCGTTTTGACAAGAAGAAGCGCCGAGACCCGAACGCGATGACCTATTCGGACTTGGTAGAAGCGGTGGACGATGTGAGCAATCGGTGGCGGATATGAAACCTTTGATAAGCTACTACGGCGGAAAACAGCGATTAAGCTCTACGATTTTGGAGATGATGCCGGATTTTAAGGTTTTTGTAGAGCCTTTTTGTGGCGGCGCGGCTGTTTTGTTTGCAATGCCGCAAAATTCTAAGCGGGTAGAGGTTCTTAACGATAAAGATGAACGGATTGTTACGCTATATCGAGTTGCAAAGACTCAACCGGAAGAGTTGTTAAAATTGATTGACGCAACGCCTTACTCAAGAAGCTGCCATAAAAAGGCGAGTAAAATATGGGCAGAGCCTCAAGGGATAACCGATTTAAAGGTCGCATGGGCTGTTTATGTCACGATAATGCAAGGGTTTGGAAATAAGCCCAACGCAGGTTGGGGATTTAGAATCAGCGATAGTAGCGATGGTCCTTTGCATTGGAACAATGCAAAAACCCGCGTAGAAGAGCAATTATCCCGCCTTGATAATGTATATATTGAATGCGATGACGCATTAAAAGTTATTGACCGTTGGGATTCAAAAGATACTTTCTTTTATGTAGACCCCCCCTATCCAAATACGGAATGCGGTCACTACAAAGGGTATACGTTAGATGACTATAAAACGCTTATTGACAAGTTAAGCACTATCAAAGGTAAGTTTTTATTGAGCAATTATTCTCAAGCGGTTACTATACCGGAAGAGTGGCACAAATTAGAGAAAACACTTTCTTGTCAAGTCACCAATCAAATAGAAAAAAGGGGCAATCGTACCGAGGTTTTATATAGGAATTACGATTTACGCCAAATGAGTTTTTTTGATGCGGAATGGGATGGCTGAGTACGAAAGCGACGACAAAGACAAAGAGCATCCCCTGCACACCGAGATTAGACGGTGGAAAAAGGCGCGTGACCGTTACTACGAGATGGCAAGGCGCAGTGAGCAGCTGTATGCCGGTGAAGATTTTAGTCAGTACTGCGAAAGACCCGCACAATTAAACGTGTTTTGGTCGATTGTTAATACTCTAAAACCAGCTCTTTACGCCCAACCTCCCAAACCGGAGATATTTAGGCGGTACCCTACTCGGGACGTTACAGCGCGTTTAGGAAGCCAGATCCTAGAGCGTTGCACACGGTTCCAAGTGGAAGTATCAGGATTCGATGCTGCCGTGTCTCGTGCGGTTGATGATTACCTCGTTGTTGGCCAAGGTGCCCTATGGGTACGTTACGAGCCAAAGATAGGCGTAGAAACTCCGAAGATTAGAGTCCAAGAGGTAGCCCCTGCCCCGATGATGGGCCAAATGCCTGGTATGCCCCCTATGGAAGGAATGCCTCCTATGCCTGAGATGGGCGGCGAGATGGAAGGCCAAGAAGCTCCCGAAATGGGTGAAGCCCCTGAAGGCTATCCAGAAGCACCAGAAGCCCCTGAGCAGTACGTTGATGAGATGGGCCAACCAGTAGACCCTAGCCTCGTTAAACAGGACGACGAAGGGTACTACGTTGACGGGGAGCCCGTTGAAACGCTCCTAGATGAGAAATGCGTAGTTGATTACATCCATTGGTCGGATCTGCTGTTTGAACCAGCAAGAACATGGGCCGAAGTTCGCAAAGTAGCCCGAAAAACCCATATAACTAAGAAAGAGTTTAAGGAGAAGTTCGGGGAAGATGCTTACACTACTTATCGCAACTCGGAGGAAGCGTCGCAGGAAGAAGGCGAGAAGGAAATAAATAAGAACCGTATTTGCGTATACGAGGTTTGGTGCAAAGATTCTAATAAGGTCTATTGGCTAGCTGAAGGGCACAATGAAATCTTAAAAGAGGATGAGCCTTATCTTACCTTTGACGAGTTCTTCCCCTGCCCTGAGCCCCTCTTTGCTACTTTGACCACGGGACTTATCCCAAGACCCGATATCTGTTTCTACCAAGACCAGCAAGAGACCCTTAATCAGCTTTGCCAAAAAGCCCAAGATATCGCGAGATACATTAAGGTTGTTTCTATCTCGGGAAGCGAAAACCCAGAGCTAGATAATATATTAAGAAAGCCAAACGGCACTCATATTCAGCTTTCTAACTTCCAGATGTACCTACAACAGGGCGGCGTAAAAAGCGCTTTGGAAGTACTCTCAATGGCCGACCATGCAGCGATTTTGAGAGTGCTGCATGACGCAATGGAGCAAGAAAAGCAGCAGATTTACGATATTACGGGTATCTCTGACATTGTGCGCGGTACTTCTCGTGCTTCTGAGACTTTAGGGGCGCAACAAATAAAGACTCAGTACGCGATGAGTCGAATCAGCGATAGACAGCGGAAAGTTGCTAAATTCTGCCGCGATGTTGTCGCACTAATGGCGCAAATCGTAAAGAACCACTTCCAGCCTCAGACCATGATTAAGATGGCAGGCGTTACTAATGACCCTGAAATAGAAGAGTATTTAGGCGGTGTAATTGACCTACTACGAAACGATACTCAGAGCGATTATCGCATTGATATTGAGACAGATTCGACTACTTTTGCTGACCAAGAAGCCGCAAAACAATCTGCAATTGACCTAACTAACGCACTAGGCAATTTATTCAACGTATTGCTTCCACACGCTCAAGCAATCCCTCAGTTGATGCCAGTCATAAACGAGATAACCTTGTACACCACAAGCCAGTTTGAGGCGGGCCGTGAGGTAAGGGGCAAACTTGAAAAAGCTCTCACCGAAGTAGAGGGCGAAATGGAAAAAGCTCGACAGGAGCAAAAAGCCATTGAAGAGCAGCAACGTCAAATGCAAGCTCAACAGGCTGAACAGGCAATGCAAGCGCAAGCCGCTGAACAACAAAGAGCTGATGCCGAATTGCAGATGCAAGCTCAACAACAGCAGCCGCAGGTCGATACTAGGTTTATTGAGTTAGAACAGAAAAAAGCAATTGCAGAAGCGGAATTGCAGTTAAAAGCTCAAAAGCAGTTAGTTGAAGAGGATTTAAAACGGCAAGAAATCGCCCTAGCTGACGAACGAGAGCGACGGGCCGAGGACTTGCGGCATGTACGCGAACAATTAAAAATGCAACTTGATAAGGCCGCACAGCTTAAAACTATTGCGCCTAAAAAGACAAAACGCGTAGGCAGAATCGGCGTTGATGAGATGGGTAATAAAATGGTCATCATTGAGGATGCAGAGGAACTGTTGCCCGAAGTAGAGCAAGTGATGGCACAAATAAGAGGGATTAGCTAATGGCCGACAACGTTGGATACACACCTGGAACGGGGGCGACCGTCGCAGCAGATGATATTGGCGGCGTATTGCACCAGCGCGTTAAGATTGGGGTTGGAGTTGATGGATCTGCGGTTGATGTATCAAGTTCTAACCCCATGCCCGTATCGGTAGATACCGCTACCCCATTAGATGTAAAAATTGCCGACGTTTCAACAACTACTCCAATTCCAGTAACGGCTGCAAGTTCATTGCCAGTTACAATCTCCGAAACCGACCCGCTGACTTTAAGAGTTGAAAACGTTCGTAATTTGATGAATTTGGTTCTTCAGCTCCTCGATTCTCCAAGAGGGTACGATAAGTCTCTCCAGCGGCAACGCTCCACAGTTGTAGTCGAATCCGGAACCGTTACAGCCGTTACAACCGTTTCAACCGTTACAACCGTTTCAACCGTTACAACCGTTTCAACCGTTTCAACGATTGATGGGATACAGGGCAGAATTGGGCAGCTAGGCCAGAATCTCTCCGCATGGGCTGATTGCGTAAGATCTAGAATCTCTTAAGGGTAAAAAATGGCAAATACATTTAAAAAAGTGATCGATCGCAACATATGGGCTCAGGTAACCCCTTCGCCAAACGCACATGCAGCGGGTGTGTGTATTGCATCAGATTTACGATCGGATTTGTCGAGAAATCCTTTTGTATATCAACTAGTAAGCAACACGGTTTTAAACCGCTATAACATAGTAACTAAGGCATGGACTCTTGTCCAATCGCCAGCGCTTGCGGGAACTTTTGCATCGGGTGCGGCGGTGTCTTTTGTCCCTAGTTTTGGCGCAGTTGGAACAATAGCAGCCGGAGCCACGACTACTCGTGTGACCCTAAGTACCGCATTAGCTACAGCGGTTGGCGTAAATATGCTTGCAAACCGAGGAGGCTCGGGAGATTACGGATACAAGCTCCGAATAATTGATACGACCGCAGGAAGAACCGAAGAGCGATATATCGTAGGGAATAGCGCGGGAACAACGCCAACTATAAGCGTTGATAATGCGTTCACCTTTACACCAGCAAGCGGCGCACGATACGAGATTCTCGCAGGTCGAATGTTTATGTTGGGAGCTGGAACAGTTGCCGCAAATATTTGGAGATCCTTTGAGGTTGCAACTAATACCCTTTCAACGGGTTTAAGCACTACGGGGCTTCCCGCCACAATCGCCACAGATTCCTCAATAATGGTCCTAGATGAGCAGTACACGCCTTTTGATTGTGTGCCAGGCGAAGGGATGATTAAGGGTGCCTTTACCTATGACACGAACCTCGTGGCCAGAAAAGCTCTTACCGCAACAGCATCAGGAGCCTCGAGCCTTACAGGGCAAGCGACTCTCGGAGATGCGGTGGTTGCAGCGAACGAATTTAGAAATTTTCAGATTAGGATCGTACAGGATACGGTAACTCCGGCAGCCGTAGGTCAAAGAAGGATAATAGCTTCGCATACCGCTGGACCTTCCGCAGTTTACACTCTCGGGACGGCATGGACTACACAGCCGTCGTCTAGTGCAAAATACGTCATCGAATTGCCTAACCTCCTCCTCCTCCGATCATCGGCAACGACAACGGTTTACACCTACAATTACACCGATGCAACGATAAATAATGGTACAAATAACATCACGGCAGGATCGTGGAGTACTACGTATTTTGGCGCAGCACCAGCGGCAAACGCAACAGGTGGGTTGTGGGCTCCTTCATGGGGTATTCAGCCAGATCCAGCCAGAAACGCGCGGCATAGTTTCTGCTATTTCTTCCGAGGTGGAGCAACAACGCTGGATGTTCTTGATATTGCAGGGAGCATTACTGGAACGTGGACGGGTGCAATCACTTATGATGGATCAGTCTCTATAACACAAGGAACTGGCGGATGCTATTCTCCTTTTGGAAACGAAGGCCGCATGTTTTATATGAACCGTTACGTAGCAAGTGCCTTGAATCAGATATTTAGATTCGATGTAAAAAACAGGGTTCTTTCTCCCTACACGCCGACCGATTTAGTGCAAACTGGGACCGCAGTAGAGGGTAATCGGATGGCGGCATATGCGGCGATAGACGGAACGGATCTTTATGATGTTCTGCTATTACAATCGCATGCAGCGACGACAGCTCAGGAGCTAATTGCGCTAGTTTAAAGGGTAAAAAGATGAATATAGAAGAATTGGTATTCTTATGCGAAAACCGATTAAGTTATCTAAACTCCCAACTAGGCACAGCTACCGCGTTGGGGGATATCCAGCAGATCGTTAGGGTTGAAGCGGAAATCGAAACAACGGCAACAACGCTTCAGAAATTAAGATCGCTATTGAGCTAAAAAAATGCTTTTAACGCTTTTGCAAAACTTTGGGGAACCTCCAGTTCCTCCCATATCGAAAATATACCAAGAGATATGGATAATTGAGGAGCGTAAAAAAGGCGAACCACGAAAAGCGCGTCGCGTTGTAAAGAAGATTAAGAAGCAGTTGCAGCAAACTGTTTCCGCTATAGACGCGGCGCAACAAGCTCAAAGTGAACGCCAGTCGTTAGAGAAACAACAAGAAGCTTTGCGATTAGCTGAAGAACAAATCGCCATTAGTTTCCAGTTGTTAGAGCTGCAAATAAAAGCAAATGAGCTAAATAAGGCAGCAGAAGCGTATCAAGCTAAGATTCGACTAGAAGAATATATAAAGCAGGAATACGAAAAAGCCGTTAGACTGTATCAAGAAGAGAAAAAACGAAAGGAAGCGGAAGAATACGAGGAATTACAGCTTCTTTTAACTTATTTAATGCAAGAGTTATGATTGATATTCAAGGGGTGCGCGGCAAGTGGGTATACGATTCGGCAACGCAAAAGCTTGTCGAGAAAGTTCCGACTGTGATTGTCTCCTCTGCCCCTGCCGTTCATCAAGATACCATTAACCCTACATGGCATCCTGCAACTGGGGAAACGTTTGACAGCAAGAGTGCGTTTCGTCGTGTAACGAAAGAAAGAGGGTACGTCGAGATTGACGATAAACGCACCTGGGATATGGTTGGCAAACATCAAAATAGGAAATTAGACGGATTAAAAGACGATATCGAAGAAATAAAAGCCTGGTATACCGCTGCGATGAAAGGCAATAAGGACTACATAAACGCGAACGTTCCGCAGGAGTTAAGAGACTGCGAAGAAGTCGACCCTAACGATATAACCGAAGGATTACGCCGATGAGCGACGTGCGAAATGATTTAATGGAAGCGGCTGAGGATCTCAACGAGCTTAACGAAGGCTCAGAAGTTGAGGAGGCCGAAGAAACAGATTTACCACAGACCGATGAAGCAGGCGACGACGAGGAAGCCACCTTTGAAGAAGAAGCCGAAGAAACTCCTGAAGAGGAGCCAGTCTTAGGTGAAACGGACGAGGACATCCCTGAGCCTGAACAGTGGGTTGCTGAGATGCGCCAGCGTTGGGCAAGCGTGCCGAAAGATGTGCGAAAGTACATCAATCAGCGCGAAGCCCAAATGCACTCATACATCAGCAAGATCGGAGGGCAGTTTGCAAACATGCGAAAGACCTTTGAGGATGTTGATAAGGCTCTAAAACCGTATGATGCAGAGTTACAAAAACATAACGTATCCAGAGGCCAGATCGTTGAACGTCTTTTGGCTGAACGGGGTGAGATGATGAAAGACCCCTCGGGGTTTATTAAGCGTTTCGCCGATATGAATCGTATCTCCCTGCACGACCTTGCAAGCGACCCAGAGTTGAACGAACCGCCTGAAGTAAGGCAAGCGCGATGGCAGTTAAGGGACCAGCAGAGTCAAATTGAAGCGCAAAGACAAGGTATTGCAGAACAGCAGAGGCAAATTGAGTTAGGGCAACTAACTGACTACGTAAATAACTGGGGGGCTGCAAAGCCGCATTTTGCCGAGGTCCGGCAAGCAATGGCCCAGATTATTCCCGAAATTCAGCAAAGCTATCCCTACCTCTCGTTTGAGGAACAACTTGAAACGGCCTACGGAGCTGCACTGCGCCACCCTTCTTTTGCTTCATTAAGAAAGCCACAACCTGTCCCACAATCCGTAAGGCGAGCAGCTAGCGGAGTTAGTGGCATTAGCGGTGCGCCTACTAGGACGAAGGAACCTGCCAACATTCGCGAAGCCTTAATGCAGGCGGCAAAAGAAACTGGATATTTTTAAGGGATAAATAATGGCAACGCCTAACGCATCTATCGGTGAAATGCTCACCGTAACGATGTACAAGAGATCGAAAAAGATGGCAGATGGGATATCGAAAAACATCCCTTTGCTTCGTTTTATGAAAGACAACCAGAAGCTAGTTGCGGGTGGAGAATCCATCCTCGAAGAGCAGCTGTTTGCAGAAAACCCCTCTTATCAGCGTTATGCTGGTTCTGAGGTTCTTAACACTTCTCAGACCGAACAGTTCACGGCTTTTCGCTTTAACTGGAAGCAGGTAGCGGTTGCCGTTGTAATTAACGGACTTGAAAGCGACGTTCAGAATACTGGACCTGAGCAGGTATTTGACCTCCTTGAAAAGAGAATCGAAGCTGCTGAGTACACAATGATGAACTCGATGGCAACGGACGTTGAATCCGATGGTACAGCCGACGGTGGAAAGCAGATTGGTGGTTTGGGACTCCTTAACCCTTCTGCAAACACTTCTGGTTCGGTTGGTGGAATTGATCGAGGAACCTATACTTGGGCGCGGAATCAGATATTTGATGCTTCCGATCTTGGGTTTGCTTCCCTCACCAATGCCAATATTCAGCAGTTTTACGGAATCTGTTTCGACGGACTAACCCGTAACGCTGAAAAACCTACCCTTATATACGCAGGTGGAACGCATTTTAGACTTTATAGAGAGTCCTTGCAGACCATCCAGCGCATCATGAAAGTGGGTGAAGGCACCGTTGATACGATTGGCACTGGCCTTGAGTTCATGGGCGTTCCAGTTGTTAACGGCGGTGGGTATCAGGGTATTGCGAATGCAACCACAACTCACTTCCTAAACATGAACCACTTGTTCTTCAAAACTGCATCGAAGCGTAACTTCGTGCCTTTGAAAGCTCGTGACTCGTTCAACCAAGATGCAACTGTCCGTTACCTTGCGTGGGCTGGTAATATGACTGCTCGCAACTTGTTCCTTCAGGGACATGCTAAACCTTAATGCTAGGAGGCTTATAAAATGGGTATTGGAATATATGAGCCCCTTGGTGGGGTTGAATTGGAATGGAACGCGCCAACGCTTCCAGTGGGATTTAACACTGGTCACGTTGTTATCGGTAAAGATAGCAAAATTTACCGCCTTGTGAAAAATGCTCTTGGAAGTGCTGCCACGCTTCGGTTGGCGTATTTCTTGAGAGTAAATAGCACAAGCGGTGAACTTGAGTTAAAAGCTGCGGGTGATGATGCAAGCGCAGGGGCTGTTTGTATTCCTCAGTTTGATAACATCCCAAACGGTAACTACGCATGGGTTGGAACTGGTGGACTGCTTAACGCTACTTCAGCGGCGGCGATTGCGGCTAACGCTCAGATATCCCTTAGTACTACTGATGGGAAACTGGACGATGCGGCTATCACAGGTAAGACGCTTAATGCGTTCCACAGTGATTCAGCGGCGGTGTCTGCGGCGGATGCTAACATCCGTATTTTCTGCCCTGGCGAGCTTGTTTATCAGGCGAGCAACTAAGGCATAACTAACGGGGAGGGGCGGCTCTCCCCTATTAACCAATGAGGATTTATGTTTCCGCAGATACAAGAAGATAGAATGCCCCTTCCAGGCCAGAGGATGCGCCACGGTGACGACTCCGCACTGCGGGTGAGGTTTTATACGGGGCCAAAATTCAAGAGCGAGGAGAGCCGTATAGAAGGCCGCGACGTGTACGACCCTGAAGTACAGATTGAATATATCGAGATTAAAGTACCAGGTGGCGATACCATCGTGAGGATTGCAACCTCAGATGACGTTAAAAGATTCTCCGAAATCTACCGACGATGGAAACTTGACGAAGGCCAAGACTTGGGCACCCCTCTTGATGTTCTTGGGTTTACCGAAGTGCAAAAAGATATGTGCACAAGAGCTCATGTGTTTTCGGTCGAACAGTTGTCAAAAATAGGCGACCACGCTCTTTCCGCTATCGGAATCGGAGCAATGAACATGCGGCGACGTTCTCAGGATTACTTAAACGCTCGTCCTACTCCGAATGCTGAAGTCGAAGCCCTAAAAGAGCAGATGGCGGCGATGCAGAAGCAAAATGCAGAGTTACAAGATATGTTGAAAGAGCTTGTAAAAGGCAAAAAGTAGTTGTGGCAAAATAGCTGCAATTAACATAAGATAAAGGGGGGACACCGCTCGACCCCCCTTTTGTACCCGTAAAGAGCGTTACCGACGGCGGCCCTACTTAGAGCCTCTCCGTTTTGAAGTCTTACAGGATTTTGAAACGTGGCGACTCTTCTATCTGTTCTCCAAGATGCTTGTGATTTTGGTGGCTTTCCTCGCCCGACATCCATAATCAACAATACGGACGCGACAACTAGACAGTTGCTAGCGATTGCCAACGAACGAGGCATTGAAGCCGTTCGGATGTTCGATTGGCCACAGCTTACTAAGCTCTCTTCCCTCTCCCTTGTTGCTGGAACTAACCAGACGCTCCCCGCTGATTGCGCTGAACTACTCGATTCGACCGCATGGTACACGGGCGACATGACTCCGATACGAGGCCCAATAACGCCGCGGGAATGGCAAGCACTTACGCAAACAGGCAACGCTGGGATTAAGTTTGCATTTCGCGTATCGCAAAACAGCAAAGGCGCAAGAGCCGTTGCTATGCATCCTACTCCGGTAGGAACCGAAACCATCAGCCTCTTTTACCGCTCAAAAACATGGATAAAGCCCCGAGAATGGGCGGCCTCTATGAGCGTCACAGCGGGCATGTGGGTGTTCTCCGATGGTGAGTATTGGACTGCGAACACAAGCGGTACAGCGGGCACTTCTGCGCCTACAATCGCCAACAATGGAGCCGATGGGACTATCACTTGGACTCGTAAAGCGAACGTCCTTTATGAGCGTTTTGTTGCTGATACGGACGAGCCTTTAATTGAACCCTCAATCCTGATGAAAGGCATTCTAGCCCGATTCTACCGGATGAAGGGGCTTGAGTATCAGGATCTAGAAGCCGAGTTTAACATCGGGCTACGGAACGACCTCGCCGAACGCAACGGTGGTAGGACTAGTAATATATTCCGCTATAACTGCGGATTTCTTGATACCGGATGCCGAGATGTTGGGTTTATTGGTGGTGTAAGTAGTACTCCAGTTACTCCAGTTGAGCCGACTGAGCCAGTTTATCCTGGTGTTTTGTTTGGGTTTGGAAGCAATAGTGTAAACCAATTAGCTGGTAGCACAGATTTTCTTTACCCAACAAATACAATTAGTGGAAGTAATTGGATTGATATTGAGTGCGAAGGGTATCCTAATTTGCACAGCACTCTTGCAATAAAAAGTGATGGTACGCTTTGGGGTTGGGGTAGCAATTATTACGGTCAACTTGGCGATGGCACCACGACTCAAAGATCGCAGCCAACACAAGCTGGAACAGCTACAGATTGGGCAAAAGTTAGTTCGGGGCTTTATTACTCAGCAGGAATAAAAAGCAATGGCACTATGTGGATATGGGGAGGAGAAAACAATAACGTTTTTATGATTCCAGGCGGTGCCCAAAGTTTAATTCCTTTGCAGGTTGGAACCGATACAAATTGGAAAGAGGTATTTTGTACTAACTTTTTTACATTGGCATTAAAAACAGATGACACCTTATGGGGATGGGGCGCAAACTCCGGTGGGTGGCTCGGCCAAGGCAATTCAACAAGTTCTGCGACCCCAATTCAAATACCGGGAACATGGTTAAGCGTAGCTGCAGCGGCTGGGGGCGCTTACGGAGGTCACGTTCTTGGCATAAAAGCTGATGGTACGTTATGGGGATGGGGAGACGCTTCGGCAGGGCAGATTACAACAGGCAGCCCAGCGGGAATTTTTTACAGCCCAACCCAAATTGGGACGGCAAATAATTGGGCAAAGGTTGCATGTAGTACCCATATTAGTCATGCGATTAAAACGGATGGAACGTTGTGGAGTTGGGGGAACACAATCGGCGGAGTTAGCGCAGCCGCATTAGGGCTCGGGGCAACAACCTCAAGCACAACCCCCCTTCAAGTAGGATCTGCAACAAATTGGGCATCCTTTAGTAAAGTGGGTGCTTATACTGAATGGAGACACGCCTTAAAAACTAATGGAGAACTTTGGGGATGGGGTTACGCCGAAAACTCTCCAGTCTTAGTAAGTAGCTTGCCAAACATTCGCAAAGTATCGACAGGCAGTACTCATGTTATGTTTATTCAAGGGTAACCGATGCCGTACATTGATTACGCCGAGTGGTTCAGGCGCGAACAAAAGAGGAGGCAACAGCAACAGCCTGTAGGCGTACCTCCCCAAAGCCAGGTCCAGACGCAGACCCAGACCCAAACTCAACCTATGCCCCAAGCGCAAACGCAAGCTCAGATGCCGACTAGATCCCCTAGTGGTGCGGGAATTGGACCTGATACGGGGTATAAATCTCCTCGTTTTGGTCAGATTGAGTCGGAGATGGGCGATTATAACAAAGATGTTTTGATTGCAGGAGCCAAGGGTTATGCGTCCGGTGGCACAGCAGGTGCATTAATAAATGCAGGAGCAACAGCAGCTCCTTATCTAGCACGAGCAGGGCGGAGGGCTTGGGATGCTGCAAAAGCAGGTAGTAGTGAAGATGTTGCAAGAAGCCTCGCGCCAGTTAGCCCAGCATTTTATGCCGTTGCAAAATTAGAAAAAGCAGGGCTCCCTTCATGGTTAGTGAACCCAGCGTGGGGAGGTACCAAGATAATCTCAAGAATAATGGGCGGCACCGCTCCAAACCTAGAAAAAGAGCGATGGAACCGTCTCGAAAAATACTACGGGTTTACCGGCTTAAAACCTGAATGGGTCGATACCAAAGACGCAGCGTTAAAAGCTCAAGATAAGACTATGTCAAAAGACTTTGTTGGTTATAACGACAAAGGTCAGTGGGTAAATAATAAGTTCGCCAACAGTGGGAAAGACGCCGACTTAAAGGCTCAAGATATTCAACAATTTGCAACGAACTTTGAAACTTTTGGAAAAGAATATTCCGCCCTACCAGAAGAAAAGCGGCTGCAAATGATGGATATTGCGTTACGGAATGGGCTGGTTACAGAACAAAAAGGAACAGTCGATATCAACTGGACTCCTGAAACGTACCAAGAAGCGGCGAATATTCTGTACAACGACCCGAATGTTCAGAAGTGGCAAACAGAACAACCTAGAGTTTACGAATCCCCAACGTATGTACATCCGTCGAAGCGAAAATGAGAAGCACAACTGCAACCATATCAGCACCAACTAGCGGATGGAACACCCGCGACCCTCTTGATCAGATGGACCCTACCTACGCCATTAAAATGATTAATGCGTTTCCGGATGATGGTTTTGTAAGGACGCGCCGAGGATATACGCCTCATTGCCTCATCACTGGTAACACCAGCGATGTGAATACGCTTGTTGAGTTACCTCTAGCGAATGGCAGCAGCAAGCTAATTGCGTGTGCAGGGACTCGATTTTACGACGTTACATCTTCAAGCTCGGTTGCGTTAGGTCCAGCAATCACAAATAGCACTTGGCAGCATGTTTTAATTGGCACCCGGATACTGTTCTTTAATGGTACCGATACGCCCCAAATGTATGACGGGACAACGTGGAGTCAGCCTAGTTTTAACGGGCAAGTGCATAACCTTACGCCGTCAAACTTGATACAAGGTTGCCAGTACAAAAGCCGCCTTTTTGTCGTTGAAAAGAACACCAGCTATGTTTGGAATAGTAACACGGCAGCGTTCCAAGGGCAGATGCACCGAATTGATTATAGCTACCTATTGCAACGCGGTGGCACAGTTGAGTTTGTAAGCTCGTGGTCCCGAGACACGGGAGTCGGATTACAAGATTATTTTGTAATCGTATCGAGTGAAGGCGAAGTACTTCTATACTCTGGAACAGACCCAGAAAATGCGAACAACTGGTCTATCGCTGGACGGTTTTTTCTTCCTGAACCAGTTGCGGGGCGCAGGGCATATCTTGGATTAGGCTCCGATCTTCTTATCATTCATAAGGCTGGAATTACCCCCCTATCAGCTCTTTTATCAGGCGGGAACAACTCTTCTTACGCCAGTATTACCTCAAACATAAACAGTGCTTTTTTAAGTGCAGCTCAAGATTACGGCAACTCTACGGGATGGAACGCGGCATACCACAGCGGCGGCAAGGCGGTTTATTTCAATATCCCTGTTTCTAATGTTGCGCAACAATTCGTGCTTAACCCTGAGCGAGGGGCATGGGCTCAATACACTGGAATGCAAGCAAAAGTATGGGCTTCGTTTGGCGATAGCATCTATTTTGGCGGAACGAATGGGCGGGTATTTAAAGCTGAAACAGGGACGCTCGATAACGGAGCCCCAATAAAAAGCGAAGTGCATATCGCCTATAATTATTTCAAAGACCGAGCGCGAATAAAGCGGTTTACGATGATTCGTCCACATGTAAAAAGCGCACCAGGCGAAACGTTCTCAATTGGAACGGATGTCGATTTTAAGGAAGCCCCATTTACTTATACGACTCAAAATAATGAAGGTGGGTTTAACTGGAACGCCGGACTTTGGAATCAAGCTCTTTGGAGTGCTCCCAAGATTCGGGGAGAAGATGTTTATTCGCTTACAGCCTTTGGGCGGGCCGCAAGTATCAGTTTTGCTTTTGAAAGCACCACAGGACCGTACGAGTTTTACGCAGCAGCAATCACGTTTGAGACCGGAGGATTATTATAATGGCCGTTAGAAAAACAATGCCAGGAACCCCAACACAGCCAGCACGCGACCCAAACTATCCAGGGAATAGGATGGGGCAGCCGAATGAGCAAGCAAAGGAAGCGTTCAATCCTCCGGCAACGACGACAGTTCCTCAAGCGGCACCAGCTCAATCTACGTTTAAGGCTCCATCGGGTTATACAAGAGTCTCACCTGGTCTATATAGGGACCCCTCCGGCAAGTTAGTGCCACAGGCGCAAATACGGATTCCAATGTCAGAGCCCGTAAACCCGCCTCCTGCTGCGACGGCACCGCAACAACCGCGAAACCCTATTACCGCTCCAGCTCCATACACACAAACTCCAACCGCTGAGCAGACTCAACAAGCTCTTACGGGTGGATACCGTCTTCCGACTCAACAAGAGTTAGCGGCAATGTTTCAACAGCGGTATGAGCAGGAGCTAGGCGATATCACCGTTGGTGCAGCAGAACGGCAAGCACGAGAACAGAGACAGCGAGAACAGTATTTAGCCGATAGAGGTATTTCACCAGACTCGCAAGCATATCGAGGCGAACAGCAAGCCCTTGCAGAATCACGCGCATTAGAGGCAGCACAAGCCCGCCAGCAAGCGCGACAATTCGCCGAGGGTGCTACTACCGCTGAGTTTAACCGCACGCTACAGGCCGTTGGTGCGGCTCAGGAAGAGCGCAAGATTGGAACGGCAGAAAGGCAGTGGCAGAAAACCTACAACCTTGAGCAAAAGCGAGTATTGTCAACTATCCAAAACAACAAACTTCTGACGAAACTTGAAAAAGAAAAAATAAAGTCAGCCGAAAGACAGGGAGACCTAGACAGGGCGAACCGATTGGCTATTGCGGCGCTGCAAAAATCAGGACAAGGGGACGAGGCTCAACAATATGCAGATCGTGTGGCGTTGCTGAGAGACGAGCGGTTCCAATATATGACTCGCCAGCCAGATGCAGCTAATGGGATTGCGGGACTCGGACTAACCCCTGAGGAAGCCACCAAGATTTTGGAAAAAGAAGAGCGCGGCGGCAGCAGAGAATCACAAATCAGAATGAGGAGCTAGGCAATGGGCATCGCAGATTGGATACCAACTATCATCAACGTAGGCTCGTCTTTGTTCGGGGGCGGTGGCTCTTCTGCACCGTCAGCACCGTCTAGTAGTGGCCTTGATTGGGGCTCTATCCTCGAAGGAGTCGGTAAACTTGCCTCTCGGGTAGAGATGGTTCCAGGCGCAGGGGCTCTTGATGAGGATATCCGCAAGGCAAACCGTTTTAACTTGCTTGCAGGGCTTCTTGGTGGCGCAGGTCAGATTGCTGGTTCTCAATTGCAAGCCTCTGAGAAGCGAGGGCTAGGGCAAGATTTAGCGGCTATTCTTAGCGGACAAGGCACCTATACAGGAAAGCCAATAAAGAAAGGGGAATACCCAGAAAGTTTACTTGGCAAAACATTAGAAGATGGAATCGTCCCTCCCCCAGCGCCACAATCGAAATCGGCGGCATTGTTTGGATTGATGAACAAGTATCCGAACCAAGCAAGTCAGATTCTCGAATTGGGGTCAAAGATGCAGGCAGCTGAGGCCGGTGCAGTCAAAGCTGAACAAGAAAGACAGTTCAAAATGATGGATATTGCGCAAAAGTCAGGCGGCCAACCTCTCACCTATCTGGATGCCCTTACCATTGCCGAAAAAGAAGGGACTGCGCCAGAACTTAGACCACAACAAGCGCGAATATTGATGAGTCAGCAAGAACAAGAAAGGGCGGCAATATTGGAACCATTCAGAAGTGAGTTTGAGAAAAGGGGAATAACTCTTCCTACCTCCAGAACGGAATCAACCGCGAAAATGCCGTCGATAATTGCTCCAAGCGTTGCAGCTCCAGCTCGAGCAGAACAGCCAAGTATTCAAGGACCAGAGGGGATTAATATACAAGCGACACCGTCATCTCAATATGAAGAAGCGTCAAGGTTATTGGGACAAAAAATAACTCCACCAAGTGAACAGCCAGGGACCTATGGCAAACCGCCTCAAACTTTGGAAGAAATAAGAGCGGCTACTATTAAAGAAGCAGAAAGGAAAAGAGGCATAGCAGAACGCGAACAAACATCTAAAGAAGAACAAAATTTTGCAAGCCAATTAAAAGATATTCAAACCAGTGAAGGCTATAAGCAAAACGTAGAAAAACTACGCGGACAAAGCTCCACTCTTAATAAGCTTGCTGCATTAACCACAGAAATTGCAAAACGTCCGAACGGAAGAATAAAGCCGCAGGATAGGGTGCAACTTGCGAAACTTGCGATTAACGCTATTGAACCTGGATTAAGCGTAAACGAAGGCGAAGCCGCACAAGCTCTTATCCCCGATAGTATGTGGTGGAACAGTGCCCCTGGTCGGTTAGTTGCAAGCGTGTTCGGACGGAATGAAATTCCTGTTGATAGTTTGGATGCCCTCCTAAAAACTACAGGGGCATACGTAAAAGCTCAGCAAAACGCGGCGTTTGATTACTTAGAAAATGAAGTAAAGCCAACTTACGAGAGCTTTTTACAGGGCGACAAACTAATTAACGCAGTGCAGCGAGCTATCCCCGAAACTGACCCTTTTGAAGTTGTAGGCAGCGCATTGGATTCAATTAACCAAGCAAAAGGGATTGGTGGCGTGCCGACAGGATATGTAAAACAACCGAAGCAACCTGTCGAACCGTTTGGAACTCAAACCACTACGCCCATAACAAAAAACCCCAAACTTATGGGATACACCCCAGATCGCCGCCCTGTAATTGGCATTGTAAGACGATAGGAATACTATGGCTGATTTTTATGAAGTGCTCAACGAGGACGGGACGACTGAACTTGTGCCAGTTGAAAGTACCCAACTTTTGACGGGCGAAGACGCTCGGGCATGGTGGCAATTTGCGCCAACTGACACGCCAAGCGTTGCATTAAACAAACTAGGCGCAGCGGGATTGCAGGGCTTGCCGTTTGGTGAAGAACTAGCAGCAAGAGCAGACGTATTGGGGCAAAAGATTGGTACTTTACTCGGTGGTTCTCCCGCTGAGATGGACGTGGCAAGCCAGCAGCAAAGCTACAGAGAACAAGCAAAAGAAGCCGAACGCGAGGCATATGGCAAAGCGATAGCCGGACAAGTACTTGCAAACGTCCCTAGTTTAGCTGGCGGGTTAGTTGCGGCCGGTGCAAAAAAAGCGGGGAGTTATATTCCAACAATCGGGCAAATGATTCTCGAACGGCCTTACGTTTCTGGCGCACTTGGGGGATCTCTTACAGGTGCGGGGCTGGCAGAACCTAGCGAGCAGGCATCTCCATTAGAGTCTGTCAGTCAAAGACTTCCCAGTGCCGTATTTGGTGCAGGAGTTGGCGCAGCTGCTCCTGCAGTTGTAGGCGCAGCTTTAAACACAGCAGGATATCTTGCCAAAACTCGACCAGCACAAGCTCTTTTAGAAGCTGGTCAAGATGTATTGTCACCAATCATTACAGCATTAAAAGGCGCAGCTCCCGAAACGGCAGAACAAGCGCAAGAACTAATACGCCAGCAACGAGGAGCGGTTGGCAACTTACCGACCAAAGGAAAAGCCGGACTTACGACAATGGAAAAAGCCACAGCGCAACAGCTAGCCAAGCGCGGGTTTGATCCAGAACAAGCCTTAAAAGCTCAACAGGAAGCAATAGCTGGGGGGCGACCGGAACAGCTGTTATTTGAATCTGAATATTTTCCGACGCAAAAAACTGGGGCAATGGACTTAGCGGATATTCTTGCACAAAGACCAGCGGGGGCTCCAATTGCAAGTGAAGCATTAATGGGCCGTATTGGTAAGAAAGGGTTTGAAGGCGAGCAGGAAGTAATGAGGGGTCGGATTGGTAAAATTCTCGATAAAATATCACCAGAAAATCAATTTGAGATTGGAGCTGCTCAAGGGCAAAAAGCTCTTAAAAGCTTTAAAGAAAGCGTAGACGCAGAGGTACAAGCAAGAGGCGGCGGGGCTTATCTTGAAATGTTTAAGGGCGAGCCGAGTGAGCGATTAACTAAGCTAATGGATGAACGCCAAGCAAAGGAATATTTCAAAGATATTATTACTCCAGCTTTCCCGGGAGATAGATACTCACAAGAATCCGCGAAGAAATTTGTTAGCCATTTAAAATTTATTGAAAGAACAAAAGATCGAACAATCGCAGGGGCAAAAGATATCAAGCTAGCAAAGCGGCTGCGCACGGCGATTGAGGACGAGTTAGAAGCATTGAACCCAGGCTATAAGGCGGCAGATGCTCAATATCGAGCATTGTTTGAAGAGGTTAGTGGGCTGTCCGAACCGGAGCGATTAATAGTAGAAAATTTGGTCGTCCAGTCTCCCGACAAGGTGGGCTCAACCCTTTTAAACTCTACTACCTCACCCCAATTTGTTGATAAAATATCGAAAGCAGTAGGAAGCAGATTAGGCGAAGAAGGGAAGCAAGGTCTAGCGTCGGCATTAAGAGTTGAACTTGAGCGAAAAGGCGGAGAAAAAGGCGGAACTGAACTAGTAAAGGCTATCCGCCGAGGTCCAGCTACTCGGAAGAAAATAGGTTCAGTTGTTGGTGAGAAAACCTCTCAATCTATCCGCCAAGGGCTTGATCAAGAAGTACAGATGTTAGAAAGCGCGGGGAAAATTCTTCGCGGTAGCCGAACAGGTGCTCGGGCTATTAACGATAAGGAATTAACGACGCTAACTCAAGCTATTTACGATACCGTAACGAACTTTCCACGAAAAATGGCAAGCCTTTTTATGGAATCGCAAGGGGGGAGCTTAGGTTTGGATGATGCAGCGATAAGAGAGATGAGCAACATCATTTACAGCAGCGGACCAGAAGCCGCTCAAATGATTCAAAAGTTGTCGCCATACATCAAGCGACTAACAAGCAATCAAAAAGGCGTTGATACCTTAATCGAGATCCTAAAACCACAATCAAGCGTTGTGTCAAAAGTGGCTAGCAGAACTGCAACGGAGGAATAAAAAAAATGGGCTTTGACGGCAGCGGAAACTACACAAGAACTAACGGCACTTTGAGCGGAAGCACTCTCTGGACTCAAAGAGCGGCGCAAGCGAACCCCATAATCTCCGCGACAGAGCACGATGCCGAGATGAATGACGTTGCCACAGCTTTGACTGATTGTGTCAAGGCAAACGGCTCTAAGGCGGCAACGGGCAATCAGCCCATGGCGGGGTTTAAGCATACGGGCGTAGGGAACGCCACAGCATCGGACCAGTATGCAACGCTTGGCCAGATTAACACTTCGCTTTCAACTGGATCATTAAGCGTTACTAATGCCGCAGCAGGTATTACCGTCGGATCTGCGGCTACGACTACCCAAGATTGTTCCGTAAACATCGGGGAAGGGCGAACAGGCTCCGGAAATGCTTACGTCGATCTTATCGGAGATACCACCTATTCAGATTATGGGTGTCGCTTCATTCGTGGTGGCGGCGCGAACGCAAATTCTGAATTAGTCCATCGCGGGACAGGTACCCTTAGCCTTTATGGTTCAGATGCGAGTGCGATTACCCTTTTTACTTCGGCAATAGAACGGGCTCGGGTTACGTCCGGTGGCAATCTTCTCGTCGGGACAAATACTGATGATGGCTTGCCTGCCATTACTCAAGAGTACTTTTACAAGCCGAGCGGATCTCATCGGTTAAAAGTAGCAAGCGATAGCATTGCCGATACTGAGTTTGCGGATGTGGTCGCACAAGGCAAAGTCGGCTCGAATACGCGATGGGCTCAGATCCTTGCTTACAAGCACTCAGGAATTACCGATGCATGTGGAGCGGTAAGACTTCAAGCCGAAGACGGGCAATTTAATAGTTTATGGCACGACAACACGGATGTTTTGAGGACATCAACTTCTGAATCCAATATAGGAACAACAGGAGGGACGATTGTTGGAACCCAAACTTCGGATATTCGGTTAAAAGAAGATGTGTCCCCTCTTCATTATGGGTTGAATGAAATAACGCAACTAGAACCTTGCTCGTTCAAATATAAAGCCGACCCAGCCACTCCGCAGTTGGGGTTCATTGCTCAAGAAGTAATTAGCATTATTCCCGAAGCAGTTTACGACACAAAAGAAGTTATTCAAGGAGAAGATCCTACCCTCACAAAACTAGCGATGGATTACAGCCGATTGATTCCGGTGCTTGTCAAAGCCGTAAAGGAACTTAGCTCAACTGTCGAATCACTGGAGGCTAGAATCGCAGTTTTAGAGGGGGCATAAATGACCGAGGAAGAACGGGTAAACCTTTGCGATGTTGTCGAGCACCTTCGGACTCAGACGGAGGCCATCGTCGAACTAACGCGGAATGTGACCGCTCTTTCCACCTTGCCAACGAGCTTAACCTTACAGGCTCAAAGCGTTGCTGAGATTCGCTCGGATTTAGCCGCTATCGAGACTCGCCAGAGCGCGTTAATATCGCAGATAACGTCACTCACAACACAAGCGATTCAGAGCCATCGACCAGCACACTTGATACAAGTCGGGGGCTTTACGCTTGCCGTGACGCTTCTTATCCTTAACCTTTTAGGCTACAGCGCAGGGATGAAAAATGGCCGATTTGAAATCGTTAGAGAACACGCCGTTGATGAAGATGCTCATTCGAGATGAGGGGTTCCACAATCGTATGTACACCTGCCCGCGGGGGAAGCTTACCATCGGCGTGGGTTTTAATCTAGAAGCAAACGGCCTTTGTGATCAAGCCATCTTTGTTCAGCTAAGACACGATATCGCGAAATCCCAAGGCTCTGCTGAGAAAGTAGTTGGTCCAGTTTGGGGCGAGATGGACGAAGTGAGACAAGATGTTTTGACCTCGATGGTGTTTCAGATGGGGGCCGGAGGCTTTGCCAAGTTTACCGATACCCTTGCCGCCGTCAGAGAAAAAAAATGGGCAGAGGCCGCCGATCACATGCTAAACTCAAGGTGGGCGAAGCAAACAGGGAAACGCGCCCGCAGATTAG